TCGCAATCATTACCTCGCGCGTGCCGGATTCGCCTGCCAGGCGAACGGGAGACGGCACGCGCGGGCCCGGCACGGCGTTCAGACCGCGCCGGAAGCGCACTACGTTCCAGGCCTCGCCGCCTGCGCTCACATCGCAACCCGCTATGAGCGGTTCGTCAGCGAGGGGCTCGCGCGTGCGCTGCTGCGCGCCGTTGACGCGCCCGAGGTCGATGTACTGGAGTTCGGATGCGTTGGGGGGTACCCCTCTCACCCTCACCCTCACGAAATCACTGTCCTCGCCGTAGTCCGCGATCCACCGTTTTATCTGCTCTTTGTTCGAGCGCCCGCTCGAGCGCGAATCGATCGAGCGGTGATTCCATCGCGGGCGGGCATGGCCGAAGGTCGCCGCGTGAAAGCGCCCCGAGTTGCGCGTGGGGTTGCCGAACATGAATACCATGGGCTCGCCGGAAAGAAGACCTCCTTCAGCAACCTCAAAGATTTTGTCCGGTACCGCGCTGGCTTCGTCGAAGATGTAGAACGACGTCGAGCGCGCGGCGTGTTGCCCTTGGTACCCTTCTGAGTTCTCCAAGCGGCACGTTTGGGCCGAGCAGAACCAACGCGCGGGATAAGCGCGGTGATACATGCGCTCGTCGGTGATCCGCCACCAATGGGAAGTAATACAGAGGCCCGTCCAGTATTTGATCGCGGCCCACGTCTTGGTCTGCAACTGGATGAATGTGTTCGCCGTTACCGTGCCCTGGCTGAATGGCCTGGTTGACATGATCCAGTTCACCAACCAGGCCACAAGCGTAGATTTCCCGATACCGTGCCCCGAGGCTACCGCCATCCGCAGCGCATCGACAGCATGCTCGCCATCAAAAGCGCGATCAAGAACAATACTCCCAACGTCACGGAGAAATTGTGTCTGCCACTCATCGGGGCCGGTTTCCCGCTCCAGTTGCGAGTTCTTTTCCCCCCAGGGAAATGCGTAGCGAACGAATCCTAATGGGTGTGCGTAGAACTGCGAGATTTCATCCGCGAGCTGAACGTCGGCCCCCCGCTCCGTCACCGGGCTTTCGATAGTCAATGTGCTTGGCATGCTTGCGGGTATTACAGGGAAGGCAAAGAGGCGCGATATTGTCGATGGTTCCTGCGCCGTCCTGGCTGAGCGGCACTATATGATCCCTCGTCAGTTTGCCAATAAGAGGCTGACCGGCCTTTGGATACCGATAGATCGCCTCCTTTTCGGGAATACCGCAACTCAGACATTTGTGACCCGTGTCATCAAGAAGCTGATTCCACTCCTCAAGAGTGAAAGAACCAGCGCACCTCCCTCGCGATTTGCGGTTGGCATGACCTCTGAGACGGTAAATCGAGTGCTTTTCAGGATGTCTTTCTGCATACAGCTTCGCGGCTTTCCGCCTTTGGGCGCGGGCCTTCTCTCGGTTCGCCTCGATCCATCGCCGGTTCCGCGCCTTATTGGCCTCTTTAGCGCGCTCGGGGTGGGCGGCGGCCCAATCCCGCTTATACGCGCGCACCTTGTCCGCGTTTTTTTCACACCAGTTTTTTTTATTTTCTTTTTTTCGGACCCGTGTATGTTCCGCGGTTACCTTTTCGCGCCGCGGCTTGTTCGCCGTCTTCGCGGCGTACCTCGCTCTAGCGAGTTCCTTGACCCTCTCAGGGTTTGCATCACGCCACTTTTTTCCTCGTGCCCGGTGCACGCTCGGGTCCGCGTCCCTGATCTTTTTGTCCAACGCATTGACACGATCCCTGTTCGCCGCTTTCCATCTGGCCGCTCGCTCTATCTTCTTTTTCCGGTATTCAGGATGGGAATCCCGATATCGCTTCTCGATGGCCCGGCGCATCGCCAGGTACGCCGCCCTCTTTTCGTCCTCGGTCACCACTCCAGAGTACGTTTTCGCACCAATAAATACGAGGTTCAAACGCCATTTCCGGTACTTGACTCATTCGGATTTCGCGAGCTTTTTCATCCGCGCGCGCGCCCGGTTCAGCCGCTCGACAATCTCGATCGGGCCGCCGTCCGGGCCTGTCACCTCGACCGACTGCGCCGGCCGGTAGCGCTCGGGCTTGTACGCGCGCAGCCAGGCAAGCAGCATCTGATCCGACTTGCGGTAAATGCCGAGCGGTTTCGCGCCGGGTCTGTCGCGCCATTCGGTGCGCGCCGGCGTGATCACCCGCCCTTTGCGGTCGAGCACGGCGGGCTCGATCTCGACTTCCTCCTGCGGATAGACAAAGCGCCCCTGAAAGATGTTCGGCTCGTAAACGCCGATCAGAGCGCGCCGGCGCATTTCGTCTTCCGCCGTCTCGGTCGCCATCGTGAGCGCCTGCCGGAATCGCGCCGGATACTCCGGGTCTTCGCGCATCCATCGGTAGTGGTTCTTCCGGTCGATTTTCGAGGCGATCGCGGCGTACTTCACCACGCCGATCTCGGAAAACGCGGCGAGGAAAATCGTTTTGAGGTCTTTCACGCGGCACGGATGAGATCGCAGGCGTCGATTTCGACGGCGCAGGCGCGCCCGAGAATGTCGATCGTGACAATGAGACGGTAGCCGGCTTTCACGCGCGCCACGCGCCCGGTGAGCGTCGCAAACGGCCCGCGCGTGACCGTGACAGCGGCCCCGGCGGGAATCGGCGCTGTATCGAAGGGCGCGACGCGCGCCGGGTCGCCCGCGGCGAGCGCGAGCGCCGCGACCTGATCGTCAGACACAGGCCCGAATACGCGCGCAACGCCCGACACGGCCGCAAGTTCGCGTCTTTCGCCTCTTGCGAAGAGATACCCGCTGAAGAGCGGCCGCTCGATCAGGCGGCGGCGGTCATGCCACTGCGAAAGCGCGGTCCAGGTCGGGAGAATCTGAGGAACGCCGAGCGCCTGTAAATGGTCGCGGACGCGGAATTCGGCGCGGCTGCGCGTATGCACCGCGTGCCATTCCGCGCCCGGCGTGACCGCCGTGAGACGCGCTACGCGCCCGCCGCTACCATAAAGCGCATGGCAGAAAACGGGCACGCCTTCAGTTATTTATATCCCAGAGTGCGAAGAAAAAGCGAATGAGGGTGCTTAGCCGCCCGATCAACCGAGCACCCTGTCGAGCCATGCGGGTTTGTCTCTTTTCTCGATCATCCGATGCAGCGCCTGCGATTGCTCGGCATTCCGTTCTTCAAGAATCTGCGCCAAACCCTCAAGCACCTGATTGATCGTCTCAACCATTCCGGAAACCACGTCTTTTTTCAGATCCTCGATCGCGGGGTAGACTATCGCCGCAATCACTTCTGCCAGTTCCGCCTTCTCCCGTTCACTCAGCGCCATTGCCGATCGGAAAGGTCCTGAGCGGCCGCGCGCCCGTGTAATCCTGCGTGATGCACTTCGCCGCGATGTGCGGCGCGACGGCGGCGACCACGTCTTTGAGCGTCGGGCGCGCGATCGCGGCGTAGGCTTTGAGCCCGATCGCCTTTACGAGCGCCTGCGAGTCGAGCGAACGCTGATAGGCGCAGGGGCCGAGCGTCGCGGTGTAATGCGCGCCGCGGGCCTCGAAAGTTTTTTCTTTCGGCTTATCGTCGAAGCGCTCGCGGATCAGCGCGCGGAGGGTTTCGATGCGCGTGAGCTTCGGGCGTATCAGGATCATTTCAGCCTCGAGCGCTCCGAGTTCATCAATCGCCTCGGCGAGCTGTGCGGCCGGATCCGCCGGCACAAGTTTTAAAGCGCGGCCGCCGGGAACCACAGACGCGGCGGCCGCGCGGGACCGCGCGCCGCTGCGCTCACCTGCCTGTTTCACCGCGCGCGGGCTCATGGGGGCGATTATACGCGAGGGCGCGGATATTTTCTTCCGACACACCAGACAGTCGCGTCTGTCCGGCGTGTCGCATGATAACCTGGCACTGACGACCGACCGTCGTAAGACAGTCGCGACACAGGAGGATTAATTTAATGTCGGAATCAGCCGAACTGGTTTCATGGACGGGAAACGCAAAAAAAGCGCCCGCGTTATCTCAGATTGACAGTACAGAATGGGTTGGAAAGGCCGAAGCCGCGCGGCTTCTCGGCGTTCATCCGCGACAGCTCGAGCGCCGGGCTCACCAGGGGCGCATAACAAAACGGGTTCTTCCGCGAAAACCGAGCGAAAAAGCGGCGCGGGTAGTTTATTCGCGCACCGACATCGAGGATCTGAAACGGAACCCGCCGGAAGCGCAGATGGATCAGTCCGAACTGGCGCTGCTCAGAGAACACGAGGAAAAGGAACGGGAGAGAGAACGCGCCGCAATAGAACGCGAGCGTAACATCACAACTTCGGTCGATCGCCTCATCGCGACTATCGAGCAGCAGAATAAAGCCGCCGTCCCGGTCGCTCACCCTGTGAGCCAGTCCATTGCTCCGGATCCTTTCGCCGGGCTCGCCGCGCAACTCGCCGCGATATCGGGCGCGTTTCCGTCGCCGGGGAAGTGGATGTCGCTTAAGGACGCCGCAGCCTACTCCGGGCTGCCGGCGCGTTACCTCGTCGCTGAAGCGAGGGCAGGGAAGCTGCGCGCGCGCAATGT